AGCTCTGAAGTTACACTGGCCCCCAAATCAGCATACGTCACCAGCGCCTTATACCCAAAGGAAACTGCGAGGGGGTTGATCTCGCGGACTGAGACGTTGTCTAATGTAGACGTATTTCCTGCTACACCCGAAAGGGATATTGAGCCAATATAGTATGTACCAGCCGAAAGAAGCATGGGGCCACTAGAAGTACCTGATTGCGCACTAGACCCAACCGAGTCCTCGTAGCCGCTTGTTGAGTTTAAGGTTGAGCTTCCATTAAGTCTTATAAAATTGGCACCATTTCCAGCCGAAAAGGAGTAATCAGCAGAAATCCAGTAAACACCGTCTGATGGTATTACAACAGTTGAAACAACGCCATACACCCCAGAAGCAGAGGATGTCGTTACAAGCCCACCACCAACAGCGGCTAATGTTGAGTTTCCCCTAGCTGATGAAAAACCAGTTGTGCCATTAGAAATATCACCATTCGTAACCAACTCAGGCCCAATGTACACAGGCTCAGGATAGGGAATGTTCGCAACAGGCAGCGTGAGAGTATCCGCAGCGCGTGTGACTGTAGAGCCAGCCGTGGGGATGTACGAGGTGGGGACGGAGCCTACTTCGCGTTGTGCGCCGTAGAGGTATATGTTTTCTCCATTTGTTGCCCCGCTATCACCATCCGCTGTCACAATTTCTATGGCAAGCCTCGGTGTGTAGTTGGCCGGATTTTTTAATTTGATGGAGCACCTTCTCCACCCGCCCCCAAGGTCTTCTATGATTGCGCTTGAATTAGTCTGCACAGTGCCTACTGCGCCAGACGCAAGGTCAAACCAAGCGGCAGAGTTATTGTAGCCTAGATCATATAAAATAAGCCAATCAGCAGCACCAGCCTTTGCAAAAATGCTAAAACTTGTCTCAATATTTTCTAAAGCATTTGCTATCGTCAAGAAAGTTCTGTTAACCCCTCCAGTAGTTTCTAGGAGGGTTGCATCTGCCTCTCCTGTAAGTGAATTGGTCTGTCCGCTGGTTGCCATAGCTGGCGCTGACCATTGGCTAAAATCATTTGAATACGGAGCCAGATTAGTCGCCGCTTCAGGCTCATGCAGGTAGCCTTCTTTGACCCATGCAGACCCGTTATAGACGTGGTGGTTTTCACGAGGCAAGTAACGTGCTGCATCCGTCGTTGGAACGTAGCTGTCACCCGTGGCTGGGTTGTTAACCATGCCGCCGAGGTCTGAGCGGTATCCTCTTGCCTTTCTCACTATTAAAGAGCCGATAGCAAGAGTTTCGTCGTCTGAACCTATTTGAATCCTCGGTGCGCCAGATTTATCAACAGACGTATCAATTTCAACAGTGCATAGGTAGAAACCATCACTGGTTGGTGTGATTGTTTGGGGATAAAAGCCCTGACCCCCTACAGCCCCATTTGATATGTCAAACCAGTGGAAATCTCCATTGGCAAAACCTGCGGTTCTTATCGAAATCCAACTTTGACTTCCGGGCTTGGCTTCAATACCAAAAACCAATGAGTCTCCACTTGCCGTAATAGCTACTGGACTCATAAACCTTACAGGGCTGTCGTTGCTATTTATAGTCCAACTACCGTCGCCGTTATCGGACCTTAAAAAATTAAACCCTGACCAATCTTCGATTAGGAAAGCATTAGATTGCAAAACAATATTATGCGGAGCCCACTTGAGCAAGCCATCAGCGTTAACCATTGTGGCGTTGCCATTGCGGGTGTGATTGAGAACATTGTCAAACGTGGATAGCGCACTTGCCTTACCGTAGACCCCCTCTTTGAAGTCAGCGACAAGCTGTGGGGTGATGCTGTTGGCTGCGTAGGCTAGGAGGGCGCTGACGCTAGACAGCGTGTGCCATTTACCAAACGGTGACAGATTACCGTGCCAATTCCGCATTACGCGTGATCCACAACAACCAAGGCACGGCGCCCATTTAGCGGAGTCGCAAACACGCGATCCGCGCCAGCTGCAGCAGCGAAACTGGCAACAGTGGCTCGAAGCTCTCCGTCACGCTTATACTCAGCAGGGTCCGCATGGTACTGGTATCCAGCGTCGGACAAGGCCGCAGGCGCGGACCCGGTCGTGAACCGCACCTTTACCGATCCAGTTTGTACCTGAAAGGTAATTTCTGTCACATCCGCGTTTGTCAGCTCAGTCCACACACCTGTGGCGCAATCTACTAGGGCTTGATCTCTGGCCATGTGTTATCCATTCTCGGGCAAAGGTTTCTCGGAGATCACATTACTGATCAGCAAAAGCAGGTGTCGCGGCCGCTACGACCGTTCCCCATATCTGCCAATTAGTTGCGTCCAGAGCCATGACCGTTACCTGCGCGGCACCGGGGACGTTGACTTGGAACTTGGAGTTCGAGTTACCGTCCGAGAATGCCACAGAAGCGCCAGCGGTGCCGGTGTTGTCAAAAGAAACGCCGCCGATGAAGAAGTTGGCGTTGGCACCAGTATTGATGATAAAGTCCGTCGCATCAGCGGCACCGCCAGCGTAAACGAAGGTGAACATCGCGCCGGGAACTGGTGCGGGCAGGGTGTAAGTATTGTCTTGGGTGCCGTCGGGAACCAACAAAACGCGCCCACTGTGGTCAGCGTTGGTCAGGGTGACGTTGCCGTCGGCCAATGAAACTGGAACGCCGCCGAGTGTTGAAACTTCGGCGATGGTGCCCGTTGCCGGATCTTTGGAAACAACTTTGAAAGTGCTCTCAGAACGGAGTGGGCCCGAAAAGGTGGAAGTAGCCATTGTAAAACCTCTTGCACAAGGGTTGGCCGTACAGTCTGTGCAAGTTCAGGGCAGGCGCCCGTCTGCACGGCTTTTGAGTCCTGCAATGTCGTCACCCTATCACCGGTCTTGACAAAAGAAAAGGCCCCACCGAAGCAGGGCCTTTCAACGTAACATCCTTGGTTAAAAGGATTAGGCGCCCGGCGAAGCGAACATGCCCAAGGGGTCAGATGTGCCGAAAGAATAACGCTCACGAGCCTTGTAGCGAACATTGCCGCTGTCGAAGTCGCCTTCCATCGCGGTTGACATAGCCACACGTTCAAAGTGCTTCATGCCGTTCGGAACGTCCGTCTTGATGAACCATGCGTCATTATCGGTCAGATAATGGTTCACAGCATACCCTTCAGGAATGGCACCCATCACTTTCAAAGCATTGGTGTCATTGTCGGCAGTTCCCGTCCGCAGCTCTGTCTGCAGAAGACGTGTCGCCACAAACATCAAGGCCGGCGGGACAATCAACTTACGAACACGTGCCGCGATCAACAGACCGCGTTCATCAACAAAAGCAGCAATGTCGATGATCGCCTGTTCGAGAGAGGTCTCGTTCAGGTCAGCGTCCGTACCGGGACGGTTGCTGTTGGTACTGCCCGACACCGTGGGGTGAACCGTGTTGAACAAACTCACACCGTCGCCAGACTTGAACGTGGTGAAACCTTGGTTCAACAGTGCCGCAGCTTTCACCTGTTTGGTGAACGCCATGGCACGAGCAAGCGCCTTGGTGTAACGAGCCGACAGAGAGTCGTACAGGTTGTCTTCCATCGCTTCTTCGGTGATCGAGAAACCCATGGCCACAGTCTCGTGATTGTAACGAGCTGTGAAGGATTCCTGAGCCGAGTCGTACGAAATGGACGCCCCTTCAGACTTTACAGGTGCCGCGCCAAAGCCCGACAGCTTCACTTCTTCTTCAAAGCTACGCTCTGAGGTTTCCGTGTCGTAGATTTCCGCATGCTCGCCTTCGTACTTAGCGTACTCAAGTCCGAACAGTGCATTTAGACCGGGAACGAGTTCCTTGATGGCCTGTGCGCGTGAAATGGTAGCCATTTACTGACCCTCCTTATACACCAAGCGCGTTGTCGTAGGAATGTACCCCGACATTGAGCTTGACGATGAACTCTGGATACAGATCGTCTTCCGTACCCTTGACGATGTCGACGATGCGAACCGCGCGATTGGCTGTTGCAACGATACCGGCGCCATTGGTCCCAACAATCAGGTTTACACCCGAGTTGCCGGTTGTGACATTGCCAGCTGTGGCATAGCCCAATGCAGCGTTCTTTCCGATAACACCCGGCCAACCAGAGCCGTTTGTGCCAGAGTTGAACGTACCCAAGGCTTCAGTTCCTTTAACTTGGAACAGAACCGCAGGGTCATCCATGACCATCACAGAAACCTCAGAGCCGCCGCCAGTGATGACGTTTGCAGGAAGGTACTGATTGATGACCGGCTGGCCTTCAGACGACACGTAGTTCGCGCCGACACAAACACCGACGATGCCTGCAGTGGGGGCAACAGATGTCGAGGCAAGAATTTGGCCGACAGGTGAGGTTGCGACAGCGGAGGGAAGACCCGCGCTGCTAAGAACGACGAGATCACCGTTAAAAATGGCAGCTGTGTTGTTAGCTGCGACTTTATACTCACGGATGGTCCCACCGCTGAACGGACGTCCGCCAATCGCTTGGATTGCACGGGTGCCGTAGGGAGTGGCTACTTTGGCCATGTCTCTCTCCTAAGAATAGGTTTCAGGGTGACAAGCATTACTTGCCAAAATTGGTTTGACGACTGGTGCGCTCCGGGTTGAGAACCGGCATACGGGAGTCAGACGTGCGCAAATAGTTGTTATCAACTGCTTCCATCTGAGCCTTAGCTTCGAGGAGTTGACCTTCAGTGCGATCGTCTGCGCGTTCTTGCGGGATGGCGCATAGAACGAGCCCCCCGATTTCGATATTTCCTTTGAAGCGCGAGCCTTGGTCGGAAATAACCATTAACTCAGGATGCTCTTTGGCTTCGACCGGAACATAACCTTCGCGAAAGCGCTTGGAGACGTTCATGTTATCGGCGTTACCCAATGATCCTGTGCGAACCCAACGAAACTTAACACCATCTCGGGGCTCGGGCGTGGGAAGGAGAGACTGGCGCTTCCACGTTGATTTGCGCTCAGTCTTTGCGCGCGTCTCTTGTGTGCGTGGTGTGCGTTCTTCAGCCATTTTTCATATCCTTCATGATTTGCGCCGCGTATTCTTGTGGTGTCAGTCCGAGGCGCTTGGCGAGAGCCACCGCAGACTTAGTGAGGACGATCTTGCTTGGCTTTTTCGACGAACGAGTCGTCGGGGCAACCACGGAACCTGCAGTACGAGCCTGTGTCCTCACTTCAACTTCAGGCTCGTCAAACTTCTCAGAGAAGCGCTTCCGCATGGAAGCGTCTAGCTCAGTATAATAGCTTTCACTGTTCGGATCAACACCGCTCTTTACAAGCCGCTCGTGAACACCAAAGGCGTATCCGGTCATCTCGGTATCCGTCTGGAACCAAGGGTTAGCCTCAGCCCAATCCAGCGCCTCCTTGGGAGGTTTGGCCACCTGCTGGGAGGGCGCAGTGGCAGCAGGCGCTGGACGGGTCTCGGGTTCCGGCGGAGCTCGATAGCTGCTCAACCGGTACATCTCGCCTTGTAGATCGTTAAGGCTTGTCTGTGCATCCAGCATAGCATCGGCGTCGCCCGCCTCGTATGCCTTCTTGTAGTTCGCTTTCGCCGACTCAAGCTGGGTCTCAACGCGAGCCTTTGCCTGAGATACAACGGCGCCCTGACCCTCTGTCAGGCGCTTTCGCATACCATCCATCTCGGTCTTGGTTGATGTCGCGTACTTGACGGCCTCTTCGCGCAGGCGCTCGGCGGTCTCGCGACCACGTCGCTCCTCGTGGAACTCGTACTTCAGCTTGCTGATGCGCTTCTTTACGCTTTCGCTGTAGCCTTCAAGCTCGTCGTCTTCGGGAATATCAGGCTTGACACCCTCTGCACGGCGCGGTTTCCCACGGTCAGCTTCAGGGGTGTCGTCCTCAATTTCAATTTCAAACTCGTCGGTGACGCCCTCTGCGCCGTCGACATCAAAATCGTCTTCAGGTGATTTGTTCATGCTCTGCTATACCCGCGAGGGTCCTCCACAACGGCTTCGACGGTGTCGTCATTGATGATGCGAAATTCTTTCCCCATCACTTTGAAGCGGGTTCCTGAATAAGAGCGGAAAATTACGAAATCGCCCTCTTTACACCAAGGGCCTGCCGGGAAACGGTTCTTGTCAGAATAGGCGGATTCGCCCACCTTGATCACGTATCCGATGATGGATGCGACCTCTTCGGTCTCTTTGATGCTGTCGGGTCTGATGACACCCCCCTCGGTCTTTTGATCGACCTCTGGGATGGCGATGAGTATTTTATACCCAACAGGCTCAGGGAGTTTGGCTTTGAGGACAGGGTCCTCGGTTTTGTTGTCTGTGTACATGTCTACCTCTGCAGTGGTCTCGGCCCACCGTAACCGTGCGCGGAGTATCCGCGATTATGTGTCACCCTATTGATCTATGAAGCGTTCTTCCAGCTCTTTTATGTCCTCTTCAACAGAACATAAGGCTTCGTGCTTTGCCGACGCTCTGAGATAGTCCTCAAAGCTCTTGGCGCCCCCGCTGACGAGGTAGTCAGCCAAGGGCTCCTTGCGATCTTTAATTCTGCGATGCAGGATGCCAAATACAGTTTCGTCCATCATTCACCCTTTGTTTCCGAGGCCGTCAAACCCTTGGCGGCCTCTTTTACCAGCTCAACACCGGCCTTTATGCCCTCACGCTTCTCGGCGCTGTTGTCACCGGCGATCTGAGTGGCGAGTCTGACGCCCACGCGGGCACCTTCTCGCTCGTTCTCGGCCTCAGTGCGCTCACGCTGCACTTCGATGTTGGCAGCCTTGTTGGCCATGTCCAGCTCCAGCTGAGCCTTTTCGAGCGCCATCTCGTGCTTGGCGATCTCTTCCTTGAGAGACTGCGCGCGGTCCTTGATCTCCAGCTCTTTCATCTGGATCTGGGTCAGCGGGTTCTGCGCCTCTTCTTGGGCGCTCTGCTGTGCAGCCTCGGCCTTGTTGGCTTGGAGCAGCTTCGTGGCGGCCATTGCAGTGACCTGCGACAGCTGAACTTCCACGTCTTCCGGCATTGGCTCGTCTTCAGGCGGCAGCGGCACGCCCATCTGCTTCTCCACCTGCTTGCGGTACTGGAACGCAACGTGCTCTGTTATGTGGGCCATCATGGCGGAGCCAATGGCCGCGGCGAACGGAGACTGACCGATGATCTGCTTGAGCTTCGGGTCTTCCATTGCCGCCATGTGGACAGCAATGTGGGCCTCCTGATCCTGATAGAGGTATGCTTTCACAGGCTCCTGCTTGAGGATCGCCATGTTCTCGCTCACCGGATCTTTTGGCGCGATGTCTTCGGGCAGCTTGATAATCTGATCAGCGTCCTGAATACCCATAACTTCAAGCATTTGGCGGTGAAGTTTACCCATATCGTAGAGCTGTGGAGCCTGCTGGGCCAGCTGCAGAGCCGCTTGGTACTGCACGATCCGCTGCGCCATTGTGGACGCGTTTGGATCTGAAACAGGGATGACGTCTACGGTCTTGGCATCGAAGTCCTCGCGACGACTAAACTGATCGCCAACCACCTCGTAGAGGTACTCGTCAGGCATGAAATCGTGGATAACCCGTGAGAGAATGCGCAGTTCTTTGTGCATCGAGGCGTGCATACGCGCCTGTACGCCAGACAAAACCTTCATCGAGCGTTCCATCAGGGCCAGCGTCGTGCCAACAGGCGCGTTTGCGCTCATGTCGCCGACCTGAATATCCGCCACGGAGCCGATCCGGCGCCCCTCGTCCACAAGATTGCCCAAAAGCTGATATAGAACACCGGATGGCTCTTTGAACGGCAATGGGAAGATGTTGTCGCGAATTGCACCCGCTGGAACATCAACGTCACGGAACTCACCCGGCATCAGTGGACCGGTTTCGCCTTTTATACGCATCCCGCGCGTCTTTAGACCTGCGGGCAGGTTGGAAAGCGTACCGGCGTCGATCAGCTGACGCATAATGGACGTGGCCGACTTGGCCAGACCGCCGATGAGGTGAATGAGCCCTGTGCCGTAGAAACCCATACCGGGCAGGTAGGAATAGTGCGTGAAGTGCATGCGTTTGCGCTTCTTTTCGTCACCTTCGTACCAATTTCGACGGATGGAAAGAATGGTTTTTGACGAAAGATCGATCGTGACAACATATGGCCGCGAAATACCGTCCGCGTCTTCATAGGGCTCCGGTAGATCAATATCGACGTGCATCTCCAGCAGTGTGTGCCGGTCATCTTCAGTTATGGAACCTTCGCTGCCCTCGATCTCGTCGTATTTATCCTGAATTTCGCTCGGCTCAGCGACCGGGTCGGGAAGCTCAACGTCAAGATAGAAACCTGCGACCTGAAGTTTGCGAACCTCGTTGAGGTCCTTCTTCATAACGTGTGTATAACGCGGGCAGGCTTCGAGGCTCGACGCCCCATAACTAATCACGAAGTCCTCAGCCGGCACAAACACCGACACTGGACGCTCAAGAATGGGATCGTAGTAGACTTTTTTGAACGCAGACCCCGCCAGCGGCAGCTGGAACGTCATCTGCTCCATCTCGTCGCGATATTCTACCATCTCCTCTGTTATGAGGTAGTTCAGCTCGTTCTTGACGCGCACGGATTGCTCAAACTTGTCGCGCGTCATCTTGCCAACGATCTTGGTGTTGGCCGGGCCGGCGGCGGGCATCATCTCGCTCATGGCCTGAGCTTGGAACCGCACCACAGCTTCAGACAGCATCGGGTGGAACACACCGGAGGCGCCCTGCCAAGGCATGGTGCGCTCCTCGATCTTCATCCCAAGCAGATCAAGCCCTTTAATATAGGCGTTTGCCCACTCTTTTCGGCTCAGTCGGTCTGTGACAAAACTCTCCACCAGATCAGAGGCGATCTCGTCAAGCTCCTTTTCATCCATCAGCTCGGCGAAGTTGGTGTCGTGCTCAAGGTCTTCCGGCTCTGCCGCGTCATCGTTCGAGATGCCGTCGTCAAACTCAATGATAATCTCGCCGTCCTCGGTCGCCATCGTCGTGATCTTATCACTGTCGGGCATCTTGACATCGATCGCATCGAGATCGGGGTTGTCACTTATCTCGATATCAAACGGGTCCATTGGTTTGGTAACGGCCATCACTGCTTCTCCTGTGTTCGTCCAGTGGCACTATAACGACGAGGCTGCATCAATAATAGCCCTCTGTCATCGGCAGCTTATACTCGGGTTCATCCAGCTCGTCTGTCGGCAGTGAGATAAACCCACCTTGGCGAAAACGCATCAAGGCCATGATGCACGTATCCACGTGGTCGTCGTTCGATCCGTTCGGGAACGCAGCCACTTCTTCCACGACTTCTTCTGCCCAGCGCCTGTCTGGCGCCCAAACGAGCCCAGACGAGATTATGTCTGCCACACTGTTGAGACGTGCGGTCTTGTCACCGGTGCCGCGGTGCGGCGTGTATTCTTGGATCGCCAGCCCGGTGCGGCGAAGTTCTTGGTACAGCGGCACCCCGTTGGACTTCTTCTCGACGATGAACGCGTCGGGCTCCCACTCCTCATACACCTCCAGCGCGACGCGCTTCAGGTCGGGATATTCCAGCCGCTCTTTGATCGCATGCAGCAGGATCACCTGATAGTGGCCCTCTTCCTCGTTCATGAACACGCCCCACACGGTAATCGACGTGAAGTCGGCACGGTTTGACGTTTCGGCCGCGGCGTCCAATGAGGCAATGATGTACTCGCAGTTCGGCGGCTGGTCCTTCAACCAATCACGCCACCACTCCCGCTTGATGATCGCGCCTTCTTCCGACGTGGGCTTCTGCTGGTACTGAGCGTTCCACTGAAACACCGGCATGGACGCCTTGGTGCGCAACAACGCCTTTAGATCAAAGAACTCCGGCCAGAGGGCCTTTTCAGTTATAATCCCTGTTTTCGGGTCCTCGTATGACAGAATGGCAGGGAACTCAAACACCTCGTATTGGTCCGATCCCTCGTTCTTGGTCATGTCGCGCACAACCCGCCCGATCAGATCATCCATGTGCCAACGTGTGCCAATTATTGCCACTGCTCCAAGCGGCATCAGACGCGTACGCGCGCCGAACGTGAACCACTCGTAGGCTTTCTCGAACACCGTGAAGTTACCACTCAACACGTCCTGCTCAGAGTGTACGTCATCACAGATCAACATATGCGCGCCGCGACCGGCCAGCGCCGAACCAACACCGCAGCCGAAAAAGCCGCCGCCGTGGTTGGTATTCCAACGTCCCGCGCTCTTGCTATCGGCCGACAGGTGCACGTCTGGGAATATCTCTTTGTACGCGTCGGTTGCGATCAGGTTTCGGATCTTACGTCCGAAGTCCACCGCGAGGTCTGTGGTGTGGGAGACCAGCATGAGCTGGTGTGTCGGATTGCGCCCTATATACCATGCAGCAAAATACGTGGACACGAGGTGGCTCTTGCCGTGCCGCGGCGCCACGGAGACGCACAGGCGGTCTTTTCGACGCGCTTCGATATCCTCAAGCAGACCCGCAAGCCGCCTGTGGTGCGCGCCCACCTTATAGTCATGCTGCATGTGCAAGCAAAACGGTATCAGATTGTCGTGGATCGTCTTGACGCGCTGCTTCTCTGACAGATCAGTAACGATCTCGTCGAGTTCTTTCAGCTCTTCTTCACTGAGCTGGTCGACGTTGTTCATCAACAGATCGATGTCCGCCTGTGTGAAACCCTCGTCCAGCATGCTAGTCTATAATCTCCGCGTCCGGGGTTTCTTCAGGGGTCACGTCGCGAAGTGTGGCGAGCTTACCCCGCAGTCGCTCCCGCAGGTCCTCGGCAGTCTGATGTGTCACTGTGACTTCGCTGCGCTCGGTGAACAGGCCAACGTCGGTGATCTTGCCCAGCAGCTCTAAGGCACGGATGCGAATGCGAGGGTCGGGGTTCTCCGTCTCCTGCACCAGCTTGTTCATCACCAGATTGCGCACCTTAAGAGAGTCTTTGACGATCTCGTGGCCAAAAGTATTGAGGATCTCAGCCGTCAACATAACCGCGGCAGGCGGCATCGCTCCAAGTCTTGAAGGTGTGGCAGCGTAGGAGGTTCCAACCGGGTCTTTGGCGTAGGCCGACGCCAGCCCCGCAGCGTGCTTGCGATCGTCAGGTTTAGGTGAGACGTCCAGCCCATGATCCGACAGAAGGCGCGCAGCGTTTGCAGCGGCCTTTGCGTTGCGGATGAGATCCTTTTGACCCGCTAGATCGTCTTTGGCGGGCACAGGAACGCCGGAATTTACATCGAGGTGCAGTGACATGCCTTACCGTACCATGAGGGATTTGCGCAATGCAATAGGGGGTGGGGGTGCTCGGTGTGAGGCACTGACGGGGGTGTTTCTATATTATAGGGGGTGGGGGTCGCTTTGTGGGCTTTGTGGAAAAAGGGGGTGGGGGGTGTTGGTAACTCGATATGCGTGGTGGTTTTTGTAGAAAATAGTGAAACAGGTGAAACCTGACCCAAATAGTCAGAAATGTGGCGTCGTTCGCGCGTTATAGTATGTCATAGACGCGAGGCCTTGTCAGTCTGTGGCGGCGTACCCACTGGGTGGGGTAGCGCTGGCGGGCTTTGTTATGCGCGGCGCATAAGACCGAAAAGCTGACAGAATAACGTCGCAAACCTTGCTATATTGCGGCCATGAACGGACATCCACCTCATAACGTGTTACACCTTAGATATCGAAGGGCATAACGCCTCTCGCAGTAAAGATCTGGAAAGGTCACATCATGAATACGAAAACAAACAGCCCCGTGCTTATCGAAACAACCACCCCCCTGCTTTCCAACCGTCCAGTGTTTGAGGCGGGCAAGGCGATAGCGTCACAAGATAGCAGGGATACAACTGCCCGTC